GTAATTGCAATGTCTTATTATATTCCTTTTGGTCCTTTTCTGATAATGCACGTTTGCCACCGGCATACGCGATAAAATATGTTTCATCAAAATAAATTTTATGTGCGCCTATTTTTTCAAACCTGGGCATTATCGTGGACCTTCCTTTTCAAGATTGTTTTTTAATCTTTCTAATTTTTCATGCTTAATTTTATTCCATACTTCAGATGGATATATTAGCTTCATTTGGTCAATCATTATTTCAACGTCAACCATTTCATTAATTAATCCATGTAAAGTAATTCGTTGACGGCGAAAATGATTAATCGCTACGCTACATTCGCAACATTCTTCCTGAAGCATGGACAATTGATTTTCCACACCATAAACCTTAACGGCTTTCGATAATACTTCCATTTCATCTTGAAAATTCATAATATAAATAATTCCTATTTTTTCTTTTTTTCAATCGGAAATAATTCTGGATAACCGTTTGCAATTCGCGCTTTATTCAAATCTTCCAGGTATTTAGCATTCCAACCATACCGGCTATACATATCAACCAGCTTTTCAAGCGTCATTTCATTTTTATTTTTCATAATAATAATCTCCATGTTTTTTGTAATAAAAAACCAGGTACAAATAATTTTGTACCTGGTTTTCAAACATATTATCCTTCAGATTGTACGGTCCCTTCCCCTGATTCGGGTGCTTTTGCCTTAACCGGTTTTTTCTTCGGTGCGGGTTTCTTCGCTACCTTTTTTGCTCCGCCCTTTTTCTTCGCGTCACGGACAGCGGCAATAATTGACTTCAAGTTTTTCTTTTCCTTGCTCAATTCTTCAGCCATCTTCCGGCACTTTGCCCTGATCCGTTCACGATCAGCCACCAGTTGTTTTAATGTTTTTTCTGCCATAAACTTTTAACGCTCCTTATGTAAATTTTATTCTTTAATATTTTTTAATAATCGCGGCGTAGTTTTACCTACGCGATCCTGTATGGCTTCCACACAAGCATTCCCACGATCTATTAATTGCATAGCTTCGCCAAATTTAACTTGCGTTTGATTCGCAAATTCAACGGCTTCCCGCACCTTCCCTTGTGCGCGAGAAAAATATCCTGCCGCACGTTCACCTGAATTTTCCATTGCAATACCATAATCAAGAATAGATTTATAGTATTTTTTCTGATCTATTTTTTCTGCATTTAATTTTGCTATTTCATCATTTCTTTCCTGTAAAAGCGGTTCATAGTGATCCTTGACCTGGTTTCTAATTGCGGCTATATCACTTTCCTGTTGTTTCTGTAATTTTTTTATTTCAAGCTGTTTATTTTCCTGAAAATTAGCAATGGTTTTTTCATTGTGATCAATATTATTTTTAATCATTATATCACAATTTTTTTGAATGCGATCAATTTCTTCTTTTTGCGCCTGTATTATTTTTTTTATTTCTTCATCCTTGCTAATTTTCAGCCTTTCTATGTCCAGGTTTAATTTCTCAATTATAGAAAAATCTTCTTTTGCTTGACGCTTTCTACCGCGATCTATGCCGCGCTTGTATACGGAAATAATTTTTGATAAAAAATTCATAGTTATTTTCCTTGTTGAATATTATTTGCCTGTATAATAGATTTAATCTGATCATCGGTTAGTTTGTTTTTTGTTGTAAAATAATCATATAACAAAAAAGCAAATGCGATTAAAAGAATAACAAGCGGTAGAATCAAACGTATCATAACAACACGCTCCCTTTTTTAATGTGTTAAAATTAATTCACGGCTACTGGATACCAATGATTCACTATTGCACAATAAACAAACATCATTTGAATATAAAGTATAATATAATTTTATTGTTTGATCCTTTATCGTGCCTGGAATAATATCAAGTGAAACATGTTTGCCGCATTTCTGACATATATATTTCATGGTTATTTTTTTCACTCTACACGATCCCCCAATTTCGGTTCAATCACTCTACTGGTACTAACAGAATCAGCTATAATTTTTAATTTTTTATTTGCACTATTCATATACTGATTCATCTGATACAGATTGTAAGAGAAAAAAAACAAAAGAATAATAATTATAATTTGAAAAATTAATTGATGATTATTGATGATCCACGCACGTATTTTATAGAAAAAATGCTTTATATCAATCCATGAAAATTTCAAAAAACTAATAATCAAATTATTAGGATAATCACCTATTTTCTTTTTTGCAAGATTCCAGTTATCAATTATATTTTTAATCATAATATCCATCCTTATTTTTAAAAATTGGCAGGATAAATTTTTTTATTTATCCTGCCACATACCATGAGGAAAAATATATACTCTATATTAACGCCTGGTCCTATTTGCATCCATAAAACCATGCAAATGTATAGATACGTAGCGTTAAAATACAAAATAAATATAGGGAAAAGCAAGGTGGAGGTGTCATGAACAAACGGCCTTGCTCGGCCAAAACCAGTAATTGCCTTTAATCTTCCCCCCTGGTATATGACGGCATGTTACCGGACTTTGAACACCTTGTACCCTGCACTCATTAAATCTTCACGAATGCCAACCAGCATCTTATGGGATTCCGCCGATACGGTAAGAGTAAAAATCAATTCATGATTTTTAATAAAACCGTAGGTATCCATTTGTTCTTTTTCTTTAGACATGATAAACGCTCCGTTTTATTTAATTTTAAAAGTAGTTTTAGTTGTTGCCGCTTCATCCGAAAATATTATTTCCGTCCACGGCAACAACCGCTTCAACATTTTCAAAAGCCCGGTTGTACATTGACCGTCCAATGTTCCATTATGCTTTTGATTTATTACATAATGGCTCTATTATTATTGCCAATATCGTTGTACCAGCGATATATAAAGTAAAAAAACAAATAGAATCTAATGATCCCGAATTTACTTTTTAACTTTCTAAAATACAAATATTAAAAATAAATAATCTTGTCAATTATTTTATTTTTTAATTTTTATTTTTTTGATAATTTTCTTTTCTCATTTGTCGCAATTCTTTCATTTGCGCTTTCATAATTTCACGTTTTTTCTTTCTGTTTGCTTTCAATACTTCAATTTGTTCTTTTTTCCCATCGGCTTTTTTACCGGATAATATAGACGGCTTCCCTTTTATCCGTGATAACGGTTCCAGCGCGTACATATGCGCTTTGATTGCATCGTCGTCAATTTCAACTGGTTCTTCTAATACTGTACCGTCTTTTTCAGTTTTTCTATGATATGTCTGTACTTCTTGCGCGGTCCTGGGACATGCATCAGCATCAATAATCCATTTTTGTGTTTTAATATAGTCTATGCCACGTTGAACGCTTCCTTTTCCCTTAAATGCGCCGATTGCCCCGTATCCTTTATCTACCCACTCTTTTATTTTATCGGGATCAGCACTATCACAAATAATCCGTTCCCCTGGATGTAAAATATCATATTCACGATTAACATCAATACATGCCATATTTGTTTTTTCAAATAAGCACAATTCTTGAAAAGTGTACATCACGCCGTCTTTAAATCCAATTTTAACAATAACTTGTGGATGTACATAACCAAAATCCATACCATTATAAATAGCATCAAAATCTTCTTCGCTATATGGACATTTGCCAAATGACCAATTTGTAAAAATGATATTCCCAAATGATCCCCATTTTCCCAAACAATATACTTTATAAAATTCATAATCAATATCTTTATATGATTCCAGGACCGCCCGATAATCTTCATCAATAAATCTATTGTCTAAATAAGTAGTATGCAAAATAAATACTTTCGTATTTTTCTGATATGATTTTAAATCAAAAAATTCACGCTTTATCCAATGCTTGTCAGATATAGGATTTAATAAAAGAGTAATTTGAAATGGAATATTTTTTGGCTTTCCGGTTTTACCACGTAAACGTACATTCAATTGGTCAAAATCTTTTTGCGTTATTTCGCTGGCTTCTTCTACCAGTATATCAGTCAATATGCCATTAGGAAAAGTTATGGATTTAATTTTTTCAATATCATCAAGCCCCTTGAATATTGCCATATATCCCGTTGACTTGACGGTAATAGATAAATCAGATTTATTAATTTTGAATAAACGATTCAAGCCCATTTCATTAATTAACTGGACCATTAAAGCATATGTAGAAGATTTATTTGTTGCGGCTACTTTACGAGTGATTAAATAATTATGACCTGGTTCAGCTAATAATTTATAAATAGTTTCCTGAAATGCTTCATGCGATTTTCCCGAACCAGCACCACCGTAAGAAATTCTGATTCTGGCTTTACTTTCAAAAAAAGACCAAAATGCATAATTTAGTAATGCATAAAAATCACTCAAATCTACCTGTTTCATTTTTGTTTTACAATCTTGTTTGATTTATCAATTAAATTGAATACATCTTCAGAATCTTTATATTTCCAGGTATAACCAACACGATAATCCAGGCCGCGCTTTGAAAATTGACCGGCGATCCATGATTCAAATTGTTCAAGATTTTTAAAACCAGAATTATAAATTGTTTTTATTCCACCACCCTTACAGTTTATTTGGCAGAAATATTTATTTACATTCTGGAAAAGAAAACCGTATTGATTATGAATTGATTCCAATTTCTTTTCTTTTATATAATCTTTATGATACCGATAGTGTCTTGCCATAATTATTTTCCCTTAATAACAATTAATCATTCTGTTTATAGGAAAATCCGTTTTCCCACGTTCAATTAATTTTCCAAAAAGAATCATTCCCTTTGGCGTTAGATGTACACCGTCACTTGAATAATTTGCTTTCATCATAATATGCATAGATTCAACAAAATCATGTATTAGTGGAATAAAAACACTATCGCCATCACTTAATACCCACTCATAAATATTTGATGTATATTCTGCATAATGTTGAATTGCATAATCAACAATTGTCATTGGCAATCCATATACTTCAATTCTGGCCGATGAAAATTCATCACGAATAGTATTTAATAATAAATTACAATCTCTTTTTATTATTTCAATTTCATAATGTTGTAATAAACCATTTCCATCCGGCGTACCTACAACAATATGATTCGGCACAAATCCGTAAAACTTGAATAGCGGCAACATGTCCCTGAACAATTGTAGCATATGCCCCGCTCTCATTCCGCCCAATGACATATTTAACCGGCGATCTACAACATTATCAATATAATCCCTTGCCTGGGCCGCAATAGAATCACCGAATAATAATGTACGGTCGTTATCTTTATGCATATCATATTTTGCATAATCAATAAAATTCTTTTGGCACTCCAATAAATGTGAATCATAATCAGGATGCGGAACAAGTGGGCCTGTATTTGGTGTAGGATATTTTAAATCCATTACAATCATGGCTTCACGTACTTCATCTTTTTTCTTTTGATATTCCCTGCCCTGGAAATAAGTAATTGTTTCAGCTTTTATATTTTTAATACACATAATGTACCTTCCTAATTATTATCATCATTTTCTTTTTCTTTCAGTGCGGCTTTTGCTTCATCCGGTATATCTGTCGGTCTAACCGCTGGCTTTACAATTATTTCAAAATCACCTTCCAATTTATCATTTATCATCTTTTGTATACGGCAAAGTAATTCAAGTGCTTGTAATTTAGGATGCATTTTCACTTCAAGATTTTCATCTATGCCGCCCATCTTATTTAATTTTTTTGTAAACTTAATTGATTGAATTGTTTCCAGTGCTTCAGGCGGAATTTCGTCCATATCCCTTACTGTCAATGTTCCATCTTCAATATTAACAATATCCGCAATATTGCTTTTCCCTAAAAGCTGGACCGATTTATAAACTTTTGATTTTTCAAAATCTAAATCTTTTTGTTTCCAAAGTAATTCATATTCACTTTGTAATTTTTCGATAATGTTAGGTTTTGCAAGAAGTTTACTTGATTCTGTTCGCGCAGTATTATAAGTAGCATTAGGAAACGCAACCATGTATGCCCTGGTTGCGTTTCCGCCATTTTCTAAAAAAGCACGAATAAAAACTTTTATTCTTTCTCCTTTCGCGCTTATTTTATTTTTTACAACTTTCTTTTTCTTTTTTGCCATCCTATACCATCCATTCAGGATGTTCCACCGTCCATAGTACAGTTTTTTCAAGTGACTTGTGAAAAGATACCGGAGCGATCCATCCTAAATTTTTTAATTTTGATCCATCGAGTGCATAGCGGCGGTCATGTCCTGGGCGCGTATGATGGAAATCTTCAAGTTTATAATGTAATGGTTTTCTCAGTATATCGGCAATCATTTGTGCCAATTCCAGATTATTTAATTCAATATCACCGACAATATTAAATCTATCCGGTTTAATAATTTCATTAATATTATCGTAATACATAGTAGGTTTTACATTTCTCATTATAAATAATAATGCATCAGATTGATTCCGCGCATGTAAATAGAAACGTGATCCTATATTATTTTCCGATCCATGAATAGTAACAATTTCGCCCTTACATATTTTGGCAATAGTCATAGGAATAAATTTTTCACGGTCCTGACGTTCACCGAATATATTCATGGTCTGTCCCGATAAAGAGATAACTCCCTTGCGAAACACAAAAACTTTTCCAGTTTTTGTTTGCACACACCAAACTTTTCCTTTATAATTTGAAATATTTGAAATATATTGTTTCTCAATATTCGCGCTATTGTTTTTAAATCGTACAATATAACTCATTGATTTTTTTGTTTTTTCAGGATTCCATGTATAGCGTTCAGATATTCTAATACCATATCCTAATTTCATTCCTATTTCAGCCATATCGTTCGCCAATTGCCATGATTTAGTATAATATACAATATTATTATTTATTATTGACCCATCGCCTTTAATAGCTGAATCAAAAAAACATTTTAATAAATTAACATTTAAATTTTTAATTTCTTTTGGAATATATTTATTAATAGCATATTTACCAAAATTTTGAACAATAAAAAACAATTGATTATTTGATATTTTTACACTTCGACCATTTACAAAAGCATCTCCAATTGGTTTTAACAATAATTTTATTTCATCTTGTTGTCGTTTAGACCCGGCCCCAAAACACACGGTCTTATGTTTACTACGTTTATCTTGTGCTGTATATCCTTCAGAAACATACCAGCCATATATAGCACACATATCTTCATCGGATATACAAATATTAGGAAGTTTAAATTTTTTTGATAAATTATTCTTTCCGACCCATTTTCCAGTTAAAGGTATTTGTATACGACCCTTTAAATTAATTAAGTTTTCAGCATATTGAACTTCCAGATTTCCCCATCTGCGCGGTTTTCCATGACATTTTTTAATCATCATACGATGATTAGGTGTAACCAGTTGATTAATTTGATTTGAATTAAAATATATCATATTATTTGGAGCATCCATAATAACTTTTTTCAAAATTGGTGTTAAAATTAAATTTTCATTTTCATCTAATGTAAATACTTTGTCTCCTATTTGAATGTCATTATAAGATTTTATTCCGTTTTCGGTCATAATATGCGTATCCATAGAAAAACAATTTGTCAGAACAACCGGAACATTATAAGACCGCCAAAATGAAATACATAAATTTTCCTGTGATGCTTTTGATGCGCTATACGGATTTGACGGTAGAATTGTTGACCATTCTTTATGAAGTACATGATTCAATGCCGGACCATATACTTCATCAGTTGATATTTGAATAAACATTTCAGGTTTTATTTTTCTGGCATAATCCAGCATGGTTAATGCCAATTTAACATTGTTTTCACAAAAAGGTACAGGATCAGTGATCGACCTGTCAACATGTGAATCACTGGCCATATTAATAATATAATCAACCGGTCCTATCTTTTTTATCAAGCGATCAGAAATAGGATTTGTTAAATCATGAGTATATACAATATATCTTTTAGGATCATGGTACACCCGCAATGAATCCCCTCTATGCCTGAAAGAATCCAGACCGATAATACGCCAATCGGTATTTACTAATAAGTGTTCGACAACATGCGCCCCTACAAATCCTGCACTACCTGTTAATACAACTGTTTTCATGTAATCACCTTTTAATGTTTATTTATAGAATCATAAGAAATATGTTTATGTGCATTATTTTTTTCAGGATTTGCATTATACAATCCATCCAGTATTTTTAATATATGTACCGGTAATGCTATTTTATTTTCTGCAATAATATGTAGCAATTGTCCAATCAGTTTATTTTTAACATCTATTTCAGCATTCAGCAATGAAATTTTTTCAAATACTTTTCCAGCTTTCATGATCAATTTTCCTTATCTATTAATTTTACATTACTGATAGTATATTTTCTTCTTAATTCATTTAATTTATTTTCATCAATAATTATCACTTTAATATGCGGATAATATAATTTCATTCTTTTTATTTTTGTTTTACTTTTATCATCCATCCATCCTTTAATTTCATGATATTCTATAACATCATTAGGACAGTAAACTTTGAAATCAGGGGTATAACTTCTTACTCCGCGTTTTATTTTTTCAAACCAAAATGTTTCTGATTCATATTCCCATTTTTTAATAATATTTAATTTTAATAGAATAGTTAAATAATTAGCGTACATAGCTTCCCATGAACTTCTAAAAAAAAATATTTTATCATCAATATTATAATATCCGCGCTTGCACCTTGAATAAGTATTATAATTTTTAATTTTTCCAAAATTAGCATCAGAAATTTTTTGTTTAGTTTCTTCAGATAATTTTTTTCCTTTATGCATTATACTCATTTGCAATTTTGTTTTATCAGTATGATATTTATTTAACATTCCTTTTGGATGAAATTGTTTTAAAAATTTACTATGTTTTAAACTTGCTTGCTTTCGATTTTCAGTTTGCTTTCGTTTTCGGAAACGATTTGTTAATTGTAATTCATTAGCTTTACAAGCAATAGAAGCATTGGTTCTATTTGTTAATATTTTAGATATTTCATTAATATCACCATTTAATTCATTATATAATATTTTTAGATTTTCTATTTCATGTTTTTTCCATTTATCAGATTCTATTAAATTTAACTTAACCAATCTTTCATAAATAGATTGTCCACACATATTATATAATTTAGCTACTTTCCAAACACTTTTTAATGTTTTATATGCTTCTATTAAATTTTGATCTGATATTTTCTTTTTATTTGCCATAATATTTTAATTTTCAGGCATTACCTTAAAAATCGTTTTAGGACGGCGATTAGTATTCATAATTTCAGTTATTACATTTTTATTTGAGAGTAATGTTTTAATAATTTCTTTGCGTTCATGTTGTTTCATGTTTTTTAATTTTTGAGTAAGTACGGTCAACGATACACCTTCAGGACATTGTTTTATTATATCATATAAAATATCAGAATTTTTTTCAACAAGAGTATGTTGTATATGTTCATTAGTATTTACGATAGAAACGAATTGTTCTTTAATGCGTTCAATATCGAATTGAATTTCAAATGCAGTTTCATAATCAAAATTCATTACAAGATTGATAGTATCATTCAGCTTATGAGTAATAATGAATTGAGATAGGAAATTATATAATTGTTCGGATAAAAATTCATCGAATGAATCATTAATTGTTTCTGTTTGTCGAACAACTATTTTATTTGGATCATTTAAGATAGTGATATGAGCGACGATTAATGTAGATTGATTTAATACGATATAGTATTCAAATTTAGTATTGAATATTTTATTATTATTATAGTCTTGATAATATGAAACCAGGAATTTTCTGACTTGATGTATTATTTGATTTGTGTTTATCTTTTTTTTCATACCATCAACCTATTCAATTTTTTATAGTTACTTATATCATTCAAATTTGAATATAATTACCTTGTCAATGACAGAAAATTTTTATTCAAATTTTACTGTACTATTCATCAAAAGTATACATCGAAAATAGCAGGAATTTAGGAAATTATTCATCATTTCTGCACATAAGACATAATACTATTTATATAATCAAGTATAATTTCCTAAATTCCTACATTTTTTTAAAATAAATGAATAGTTTCCTATTTTCCTGCTATTCTTTTATGGTAATAATTTCCTTAATTTCATGTATAATTTCCTTAATTTCCTGAATAACATTCTTAATTTCCTGAAATAAAAAAATAGTTATTAACAGGTTATCCACGGATTTATTAACAAAATAAACATATTTTTAATTTTGTTTATATAATTATATGAACATTAAAAAATTTTTAATTATAAAACTTAATAATTTACTTAATTTCCTGAAATAAAAAAAATGTTATGTCATATCAGTTTCGCAGGAATTTAGGAAATTATTATAAAAATATAACAAAAAACAACAAAAAATAACACAAATATAAACAAATAATAATATAATGAACATATATTATACAATAAATTCCTAATTTCCTACTATTCTTTTTACTGATATACTTTCATTAGTTTCCCTGGGGTATATTTATTTTATATGATTAATTCTTCCCGTAAATATGGTCATTAGGAAAATGATTTTTGACACCTAAAAAAGTTACGCAGGA